CCCGGGGAGGGCTTGCTGTCTTGCTACTTTTACTGTACCCGCCTAGATACAAAAAAAGGGTATTTTAGAAGGCTAACCTGCTTAAAAAATAGGCAATAATCCCTATATAGGCTAACCAACCTAAGTTGTTGATTTATAAGGGCTTAAATTGTCATCAGATACCCCCTTAAGCGACTATTAAAAAGGTAACCAAGCGACATCGACTGAACAGCTAAGGAGCCGACATCGACTGAGCAGCATAAGCGACTAAAATATGTCGCATAAGTGACAAAAAACACTTGACAAAACGCAAAAAGTATGCTATAATACGCACTATATAGAGGATGAAGGTAAGGGGGTTTAAAATCCCTTATGTTCATAGGTTATATAGTTATATAGAATCTCTTATGTACTTACTATATTACTCTATATAGTTAAATACATAAGAGATTCTAAATAGGTCTATATAGAAAAGGAACCAGCAATGGAAAACCCTCAAGCGAGTGCAACGAGCCCTCAAGAGAAAAAAAGAGGAAGACCCTCTAACAAAGCGTTAGCAGAGGCACGTAAGCGCCCTGTCGGGCGACCCAAAGGAGATGCTTCCGCGATAGAAGAATTTAAAGCAAGATTGTTAGCGTCACCTAAAAGTAGAAAGGTGTTAGATGCAATCTTGGATGCAGCTCTCGACGATGACCATAAGAATCAGGCAGCAGCTTGGAAACTATTGGTCGACCGTATGCTCCCGATGTCGTATTTCGACAAAGATAAGGCAGGCAACTCTCGCCCTTCTGTTAATATCACCATCAGCGGAGTTGGGGAGTCAGTCGCAATCAACGGTAGTGATGACTACATCGACGCAGAGGACATCAATGAGAGATAAACTATTAGAGCTTATAAAAGAAAAAGAGAGTCACGGTGGGAATTACAATATCCTCGCGTATGACGCTCCAGACAAAAACCGTAAGCTAACCAACATGACCCTTAAGGAGTTGGTGCAATACCAGCGTAGAAAAGGCGACCGCGCTGCCGGAGCCTACCAACTTAAACCGGATACCATTCGTATGTTAATGCGTAACATGGGCTTAAGAAACACAGATAAATTTACCCCTGAACTCCAAGAAGCTATGGCGCAAAAGCTGTTAGACTATCGCGGATATGGCGCTTATGAGCGTGGTGAAATGCCAGCAGGGGAATTTGGACGCAAACTAGCCCAAGAATGGGCATCTCTCCCCGTGGTTATGTCGGAAGACTACAAGAACCCCGCTGGTGGCGACATCCGCAACCTAGTCGAAGGGATGAGTTATTATCAAGGCGAGGGTACTAATAAAGCCAAGTTTACCCCTGAGCAATATCTGGAGTATAAGAACTTCTTGTATGGGAATGATATGTCAGTCCCTGAAATGCTTGATGAAACTCCAGCAGAAACACAAAGATTGAGGATGAAATGATTGGACTAGACTCAATACTAAACATTGGTGGGAAACTAATTGACAAGCTAATCCCAGACCCAGAGGCACAGGCTAAGGCTCAAATGGAGCTAGCTAAAATGGCTCAAGAAGGCGAACTAACCAAAATAGCCAACGAGGTTAAAGATAGGTCAGACGCTCGCAACCGTGAGCTTCAGATAGCCACTAGCGAGGCAGCACCTCTCCTCAATAAAGTGGTAACCCCTGTATTAGCTCTAGGGTCTGTTATCCTCTCCTTTATTTTATTCGCTGTTCTTATATTCATTGATGTTAAACCAGAAGCAAAAGACATTCTGATTTACATCTTAGGCGTTTTATCAGCCGCCATCACACAAATTCTCTCTTACTACTTTGGCAGCAGTGTCGGTAGCAAAAATAAAGACGAACAATTAAAAGGGTTATCTAAATGAAACTTTCACGTAATTTTAGCCTCCAAGAGTTAACTAAAAGTGAAACGGCAATCCGCAGGGCAATCGACAATACCCCAAGCGAAGAAGTTATTCGCAACCTAACTACCCTATGCGACATGGTGTTGCAAAAGGTGCGTAACTCTCATGGGGCTGTCACCATTACCAGTGGCTACCGCTCACCAGAGCTAAATAAGGCTATTGGCGGTTCTACTACCAGCGACCATTGTAAGGGTTTGGCAGCAGACTTTGAAGTGCCCGGCTTAGATAATAAAGAGTTATGTAAGTGGATTATTGACAACCTAACCTTTAAGCAACTCATCCTTGAATTCTACCAAGATGGTGAGCCTAATAGTGGTTGGGTTCACTGCTCATTCGAAGAGGGTGAGAATAACAACCAAGTACTCCGCGCTGTCAAGGAAGGTAAAAAAACAGTTTACCTTAAGGGACTCCAGTGAGTGATTTGAGCATTAAGCTCTTACCGTGGCAGCAGACAGTTTGGAATGACACCACTCGATTCCATGTCGTAGCTGCTGGACGCCGTACAGGTAAGAGTCGCTTAGCTGCTTATCGATTAATTGTAGAAGCCTTACAAAGTGAGCGTGGTCATGTCTTCTATGTCGCCCCAACCCAAGGTCAAGCGCGAGACATCATGTGGCAAACTCTTCTGGAGGTTGGGCATCCTGTCATTACAGGTAGCCATATTAACAACTTGCAGATTAAGTTGGTCAATGGTGCGACTATTAGTCTCAAAGGTGCTGACAGACCAGAGACTATGCGTGGTGTTAGCCTTAAGTTTCTTGTACTGGATGAGTACGCTGACATGAAGCCAGAGGTGTGGGAGCAAATCTTACGTCCTGCACTAGCCGACTTAAAGGGTCGGGCAATGTTTATTGGTACGCCGATGGGTCGTAACCACTTCTATGATTTATTTCAATACGGTTTAAAAGGTGAAGATGACACTTTCAAGTCTTTTCACTTCACTTCATTTGATAATCCGCTACTTGACCCTCAAGAAATTGAGGCAGCTAAGAAAAGTATGTCCTCATACGCTTTCCGGCAGGAATTCATGGCATCCTTTGAGGCTGGAGGCGGTGCCTTATTTAAAGAAGAGTGGGTGAAATTTGAAGAAGAGGAGCCTACGGATGGAGATTTCTATATCGCGGTTGACCTTGCTGGTTTCGAAGATGAAGGCACAGTTGGTGTCAAGAATAAAAGATTGGATAGCACTGCGATTTCCATAGTTAAAGCCAACGAAAATGGCTGGTGGGTAGCAGAGATTATCTACGGTAGGTGGGATGTCAAGGAAACAGCTAAGAAGATATTTGATGCTGTCAAAAAGTATGAGCCTATAGCAGTTGGTATCGAGAAGGGTATCGCTAGACAGGCTGTTATGCCCTACCTCAGTGATATTATGAAGCGAACGCAAACCTTCTTCAGGGTTGACGAGCTTTCTCATGGTAACAAAAAGAAAACAGACCGTATCGTATGGGCGCTGCAAGGGCGCTTTGAGAATGGGTATGTTAAACTCAATAAAGGCGAGTGGAACGCAGAGTTCCTAGACCAGCTTTTCCAATTTCCAAACAGTTTAGTACACGATGACCTTCCTGACTCACTTTCCTACATTGAGCAACTTGCAAAAGTAGCTTACGTGCTGGATTATGAGGAAGAAGAGTACGAGTATTTAGACGCAGTATCAGGATATTAACTATGCCAAGCAATTTAGAAAAATACTACGAAGAGCGCCGTGCTAAACAGGATAGGAGTGGTCTATTTAACCCTACTCCTATGTGGGAACAAGTTAAAGAGCAGGGGTTATTACCGCCGCGAGTAGATGCTTCTCTTAATACAGGTGCTGTTTATTATCCTAATCAAAACAGCATGATTGCTCAAACGTTGAGCGATAGAGATACTACTTACATGGAAAACGAGAGGGATACATTAACTCACGAATATGTCCATGCTTGGAATGAAAACATTCTAAAACCATTGATTGCTGAAATTTCAACAAAAAAAGATAAAACAAAAGAAGAAGAGCAATTCTTAAAAGCTACTAAGCAATTAGCTGGTGATATTTACCCAGAATTTGAGCCAGAAAGACCCGGTTTAGAAGCACAAGCACAAGCTGCTCGTCGTAATTTAGAAGCTATGTCAGAGTCTGCTCAATATGTAGATTATTTGAAAAGTTTAGCAGGCGGTAAAAAAATACACCCTTTAAAAACCCAACCAGAGGAACGTCAGGGGTATTCTATTGGTGAAATGACTGCTAACGCTCTACCAGACCCAGACTATTCAGTAGCAATAGATGAGCAAGGTAATCATCGAAATGCAAGCATAGCAACAGATTACTCTATTCTAATAGACATGGTAGCTAGATTACCAGAAGCTACAAAAAAAGCAGCTGCTCAAAAACGTTTAGAAAGTATAAAAAAATTTCCAGAAGGGTCTAGGCAAAAAGGTTGGATGGAAGATTCTAAACAAGACCTTACTAACCCGTTTTTTAAATCTTGGGAAAAAGACTTTAAGAACCCATTGTTGAAATAAGGACTGATATGCCAAAGAAAACAATCCCAATCAAATTTAAACCCTGCGCTGGTTGCCCCACACCTGCTAAGTGCAAAAAAGCCGGTAAGTGCTTGGCGAAAGGTAAGTAATGGCTAACGGACTATACGCAAACATCAAAGCCAAGCGTGACCGCATCAAAGCTGGCAGTGGCGAGAAGATGAAGAAGCCCGGAGCCAAAGGTGCGCCTACGGCTAAAGATTTTAAACAAGCTGCCAAAACAGCTAAGAA